CCTCCCTGTCAACCCCTAACTCGATCAAAAAGGCGCAATACCCAGTCAGGGACATCGTTTTGGGTTTGTAACGCTCCAAGTCACAAATCAAATCCTCGGGCAGCCGAAGAAAAACCGGTTTGCTCATGCTTGCAGAAAATTGCTCGTTGCTAGTGATGCTTGCAAAAGCTAGCGGTTTTTAGCAAAATTGCAAGTGCCCTCTGCAACGCTGCTGAAAGTCTTCCGATTCGGGGTTTTCCACAGGCTCTCTTGTCTCAAATGCGTCTCACCCGTCGCCATTTATTGCTTTTGGGTTTACCATCTGTTCATCGCTTTTATTTCAAACTTGGCGCGTTCTACCGCCGCTGAAGTCAACTTCCGTATTGACACGGTTTACGGTCTTCTGACCGAAGGGCAATCGCGTGGGCAAATTATTCAGTTCTGTGCAAATCAGTGGAATGTTGATACCCGACAAATTGACAACTACATCAAACGCGCAAGAATTCGCCTAGAGGAAGATGCAGCCATGACCCGACCTTCATGGATTGCTGAAGCCCTTGGCCGCCTACGCACCTACGAACAGTCCGCCTACAAGCGCGGGCAAACGCAGGTCGCTATCAACTCAATCCAACTTCAAGCCAAACTGATCGGCCTTGAAATTTGAGCCTCCTCGCCAACGCTCCGGGCGGCTTCCTACTCGATCCGCCATCGTCACAGCAGGCCGGCCCCACTGGCGCTGAGGCTCTAGAACGCATCCGTGGCACCCTGCTGCCGCATCAGCTCGCCTTCTGTGACGACACGGAGCACCGCAAACTCGCGCTCGTCTGTGGCTTCGGTGCTGGCAAGACCCACGGCCTCGTTGCCAAGGCTGTTCACATGGCTGCACTCAACATTGGGTACGTCAGCGCCCTGTTTGAGCCGGTCGCCCCGATGCTGCGTGACATCCTGCAGCGCACCATGGACGACCTATTAGAAGAGTGGGAAATACCGTTTGATTTCCGCGTCAGCCCGTTGCCGGAGTACACGCTGCACTTTGCCGAGGGCAGTCACACGATCTTGCTGCGCACGATGGAAACGTGGAACCGTATCCGTGGTCAGAACCTTTGCGCTATCGGTTTTGATGAGGCCGACACGGCCAACAAGCGCGTAGCAGAGCAGGCAACACGGATGGCCCTTGCTCGTCTTCGTGCTGGCAACGTGCAGCAGTTCTACGCCGCCACCACGCCTGAGGGTTACGGCTGGGCGTTCGATACCTTTGACCGCAACGCTGGCGAGGATACGGCGCTGATCCGTGCTCGCACCATGGATAACCCGTTTCTGCCTGACGGGTTTGTTGACAGCTTGATGGCCAACTATCCGCCGCAGTTGATTAAGTCGTATTTGGAAGGCCAGTGGGTCAACCTAAATACGGGTCAGGTGTATGACCGCTTTGATCGCAGTAAGCATGTGGTTGCATCTGTTGCTGATTTTAGTAACGAACCATTGCGTATTGGGGTTGATTTCAACGTTGGCAATATGTCTGCCGTGATCGGTGTACGCAATGGCAACAGACTGACGATTGTTGATGAAATCACTGGCGCACATGACACTGACGCTCTGGCGCAAGAAATCAAACGTCGCTATCCACAACAACGCATTTACGTTTATCCCGATGCCTCAGGTGGTAACCGCTCCACCAACGCATCCCGGACAGATATTCAAATCCTTGAACAGTACGGTTTCAGCAATCAATCTGGGCGGTCTAACCCTGTCGTGCGTGATCGGGTGGCTGCTGTTCAGGCTCTGCTGGAAAACGGCAAGGGTGAGATCCGGCTCACGGTGAGCCAAGGGTGCCCGAAGCTGATCGAGTGCTTGGAGCTGCAGAGCTGGACCGAGAAGGGCGAGCCAGACAAGGAGGCTGGGCACGATCACATGGTTGATGCGCTGGGGTATGTGGTGTGGCGTGAGTTCAACCCGCTACAGGCGAACGCTGGCCGTGGCACGGGCATCAGGTTGTATTGACGATTTGTGAACTGCCCACCGGGGTGCTTGCCAGATGGCATGGGTATACCCCATAATTAGGGGACAGGGGGCGACCCCACCACTCACAGACAAATGACCAACACCCTCCCCGCTCTCGCCAACCGCACCAACCATTTCCTGATCTCGGCCAATGGCCAAGAGCTGATTCGCTTTTGCAATGCTGGCGACCATCAGATGATGATGACCCGTTTTGCTATTGAAGCCGGTAAATGGGAACCCCAAGGCGGTGGTTTTGATTGGACTGGCCGCGTTCGCCAGCGTTATCAGTCCTACACAGCAAAGGGATACCGCAAAATCTCCTGACCACACCGCCCCCTTCGGGGGGCTTTTTTAGTTCTACGCACTTCTATGACTGAGTTCCCGTTTATCTACTTCTGCAGCCACGCCGGCAAGGTCGGCAATTTCCGCTGGGTCAACTCGGACACGCGCTATCCCGCATCCAACAGGCGCTGGGAAGACCCTCTAGCGAAACGCGGCTACTGGGGCCGTTGCGGTCTAGTCAGCACTCCGAAATCTCCAGATAGTTCCCCGCCACTCCCTTAGATCTACACACTACGAGGTTCAACAATGACTCAAGAACACCCGATCACTCCGCCGCCAGATCTCATCTTGGAATGGTGCCGAGGCTGGAATTGCACAGCAGAACTGGCTGCTCTTAAGGGAGTCGCCACCCAAGCTGCCCGCTGGGGCGCTGATCAGGAGCTGGAGGCGTGCCGTGAGTGGCTCAATTATGAGGATCGCGGATTCTGGGGATGCAAACTACGCGCCGCACGCCGCCCCAAGCCGCCAAGTTTGAAGGAGCAGGCGCTGGAATCGCTGCATCACCTAGAGGCTGGTTGTGCGCCCAATGTTGATTTACTCCGCCGCGCTCTTGAATCCCTGCCCTCTTAGTCAACATCACTAATGACCAAAGAACTTTCACCCGCCGCTGAAGCCGTGCTTGATGCAGCGCTGCCTCACATGGTTCACCGCTACTCCGTTGCCGCCGCCCTTCGCGCTGCTGCGGATCAGATGCGTTATACAGACCAACTAGGTCTGACTGGATTTGGGGGTTATACCCAAGCCCAAGATCAGATCCTTGCCATCGCCACCGAACTTGGAGCCCAGTAGTCCACCTCACTACCACCATGACTGATTTCAAACAATTGTGCCGTGAACTGGTCTGGCTAGATCAGGCCGAGCCTGGTGATTACGCAGACTGGAGATATGCTTGGAACGCTGCTATAAAACGCGCTCGCGCCGCACTGGCTGAGCCCGAGCCCCAACAGCGCTGCATCTACAGCCCAGTGCAGATAGCAGAGTGCGGCGGCCCATGCCAGCAGGGTCCCGAACATTGCGACTGTGGCGAGTTGTGGGTAACTGAGCCCGAACTGAAGGGGCCGACTGACGATGAGTTGGACGCCAAGTGGGGCCTTCCCGCTGGCACCGTTGCGTCTTGGGGGCCGAAGCCTCCGCCAGATGTTGCGGCTGCAATCAGCAGACAGCTCGACCGCGACATTGCCCGCGCTGTTCTCGCCCGCTGGGGCAACCATCCGGAATCTCCAGATAGTTCAACTCAGCCCTCCTAGTCCGATCAACTAATGACCGACCAACAGATTATTCAAGCTGCCCTTGAGGCAGGTCTCTGTTTCCCAGAGTGTTGGGCGCTAACTAGCCCCAGTGATCCAACTCAGGACATCAGCGACTTTTGGGGCAGCTATGAACAGGGCAAGATGCAGACGCTTCGCCACTTTGCTGAACTGATCAAAGCCTTGTAGGCAAACCCACTAACCTGATCTTGTTCCCGCTCTGGCTTGCCATCGGGCTGTGCTTTTTCTCCAATGGCCAAACACCTCTGGCACGACCTTCAAGGCGCCTTTGATTCCGCCCTTGATTCGGACGGCACCTACGAATTCAGCCTCGCCGCTGCTGCCATGCTCACCGCCGTTCAACAGTGGCTATACGACGAAGGCTACGACGAAGCTGGTGATGCCCTAGACGACGAAATCCAAACCGCTGAAGCCCACGGCTAAATTCAACCCGCTGGGTCGGTTCTAACCGTAAGGCTGAACGCCGTGTGTGGCGGTATCGGAGGCCCAGCTAATTTTCCCGATTAACCTAGACCCATAGAATTTGTGCATGGCTAGGCGCAAAAGATGACGTACACCGGTTTCAGGCACTATGACCGGAATCTGACGCGCACGGCCACGCAGGTTCAAGATCCCAATACCGCTTGGCAGGCGCAGGAAGCGCATTGGATCCTGATCGAAGACCTGTTACAGGGCACCTATGGAATGCGCCGTAAGCATCGGCGTTATCTCCCGCAGGAACCACGCGAGCAAGACGAAAGTTACGACAACCGCCTAGCGCGTTCCGTTTGCCCTCCGTATTACCAGCGGCTTGAACGCATGTTGGCGGGCATGTTGACCCGTAAGCCTGTACGCCTTGACGACGTACCTGATGTAATCCGCGAGCAACTGTTTGATGTAGACCTTCAGGGCAATGACCTAAACATTTACGTCTACGAACTGGCGCGGAAAGTTATCCGTTACGGTCACGCTGGTGTGCTCGTTGACTTCCCTAGTCAAGACGACAGCGAGATTCAAAACATCACCGACGCTTCTGCCTTACGCCCTTACTGGGTTACCTACACCCCGCGCGACATTCTTGGCTGGCGTTCCGAACTGGTGAACGGCGCACAACAGCTAACGCAGCTTCGCCTGATGGAACGGGTAACCGTGCCCGATGGTGAATACGGCGAAAAGATGGTCGAACAGGTTCGCGTCCTGAAGCCGGGTTCCTATGCGCTATTCCGGCAGGATGACGCCAAAGGCAGCTTTGAAAAGGTGGCTGAAGGCACCACCAGCCTTGATTACATCCCGTTTGCCACGGCTTATTCCAACCGCGTTGGCCTACTGGAATCGCGCCCGCCGCTGGAAGATATTGCAGAGCTGAACCTCAAGACGTACCAGATTCAGAGCGATCTGGACAACATGTTGCATATTTCGGCAGTGCCGATGCTGGCGTTCTTTGGCTTCCCGTCTAGCGCCGAGGAAGTAAGCGCCGGCCCCGGAGAAGCTATTGCATTCCCCGCTGAAGGCCGTGCTGAATACATCGAACCCAGCGGCAACAGTTTTAAGTCACAGTTTGAGCGCCTTACTCAGCTTGCCGGTCAAATCAACGAACTAGGCCTATCTGCTGTCCTAGGTCAAAAGCTCAGTGCTGAAACTGCTGAGGCTAAGCGTATTGATCGCAGCCAAGGCGATAGCACCATGATGGTGATTGCTCAGCAGGTCCAAGATCTGATTGATAACTGCCTGCGATATCACGCCGACTACATTGGCCAAGCGCAATCTGGCAGCAGCTACGTCAACCGTGACTTCATCGGCGCACGCCTTGAACCTGCTGAAATTACTGCATTACTGCAGACCTACACCGCTGGCGTAATCAGCCAGAAAACCTTGCTTGATCAGCTTGCGCAAGGTGAAGTATTGGGCGATGACTTCGACGTAGAGGAAGAACTGGAAGCCACGCAATCGGGCGGCTTGATCGAACTCGGCGGCCCTGAAAACCTCGGCTCTGAAGATGTGATGGGCGAAGAGACGCCGGACGATCAAAGCCCTGACGATGAAATGCAATGACGCAATCGGGCGTTACACCTCGCCTGCTCAACGTTGAGCAATTCAAGCGGAAGATTGACCGCAGCAATCCTGTTGCCAATATCTACCGCAACGCAATCGACCTAAACCGTTTCAGTAACGCTGTTGCCCGTCAGATTGTGCGGGATTACAACAGCATCATCCTTAGCGCCGTTGATGATCTAAAGCGTATTGATTTCGGTGAGGCCACTGCAGGTGCAGGCATTGTCAGCCCGTCATCTGTCCAAGCGCAGCGTTTGCGCGTCATCCTTGCTCAGCTCAAAGAATCACTAGATGGCTGGGCTGGCCGTAGTACGGCATACACGGCACGCGAGCTGCAAGGCTTAGCCGAGTTGCAAACTGAATTTGTCACTGAGCAATTACGCCTAGCTGTCGCCGGTGGTGAAGTTGGTGGCCGCGGCATTGAACCCAGTGTTGTCGCTCAACAGGCAGTGAACACCGTTGAAGTAGCACCAAACTTTGCAGCCAGTGTTGCCAGCGTTGACCCGACTGATCTCAATTTCACCTTGCCGGGTACAGGTCAGTTCAACCTGACTGCAGCACAGGGCTCGGCCATTACATTGCCAAATGGCGAGGTGGTGCAAAAGGCATTTCGTGGCCTAGCCGAATCACAAGCCCAACGCTTTAACGCCATCGTGCGTACCGGCATCCTGTCCGGCGAACCAACACCGCAGATTGCACGGCGTATGGTCGGCAACCTTGAGTTTGGTCAACTTGCTAAGACCGCACGGCAACAAGCTCAGGCCGGTGGTGAACTAACGAAAATGGCTGACCATCAGGTGTTGACCGTTGTACGTACAAGCGTGCAACAAGTGGCTAACGAGGCCAGTCAGCAGGTCTACCGCGCCAATGAAGACGTAACGAAAAAGTACCGTTACCTCGCCACGCTGGACAGCCGCACATCAGCGATCTGCCGCAGCCTTGACGGCAAGGAATTCAAATATGGCGAAGGCCCATTGCCGCCGGTTCACTTCAACTGTTTACCGGGTGATGCGCGTGTATCGGCCAGTGGTCGAATCGCGGCGGTTTACCGTCGGCCATATCAAGGCTTTTTGTATGTCATCAGCACTGCCGATGGTGACGTGCTCAGAGTCACCCCAAACCACCCTGTATTGACGAATGTCGGCTGGAAGACTGCGCAAAGCGTGCAAATTGGCGATCAGGTTTTCCGCAGCAGTGCTGTTCCATTGGAAGCTTTTGCAGGCGACCAAAAAAATGACGCTGTAACCACTGCCGAGGATGTATTTAGTGCGTTCGGGGAATCGCCTTCTGTGTTCTCCGTAGAAGTGCCAATTTCCGCCCCAGACTTCCACGGCGATGTCGCCGCAGAGGATGTCGCAGTTGTACTTGCCGATTGGGAATTGTTGTTCGCAGTGAATCCCGGACTTCTCAAGATGTTGCGCGACATCGGCCTCCAAGGGTCCGACTCTGCGGGCTCTGGCGTTGGCCATTTTGCGCAAGGTTTCCTCGCTGTTGGTGGTTCCGCGTTTGGCGACGTGAGCGGCAGAAGCCAAAGCCTTTCTTTCGGCGGGGGTGGCTCTGGCCATGCGAGCGAATTGTTGTTCGCTTCTGTTTCTGAGGGTGCGGCCAGAACTCAGGATGATGCGCTCTATGGGACGTGGCGAGATGTTGAACTGCTCAGCGATTCCACGGACTCCGATTCCGTCGTCGTAAAGGGCAATGATGCGGTCAAGGTCGTCGGGATTGGACGGGAGCCATTTAGCGGGCATGTCTACAACTTTGAGACCGAAAGCGGCCTGTACTGGGCTGACTCCATTTTAACCCACAACTGCCGCAGTACCACCATCCCAATCGTTGATTACCAAGCTCTTGGCCTACGCCCGCCAGAAGAGGTAATTGGAGTGGCCAAACGTGCGGCCCAAGGTGGTCAAGTGCCGGAATATGTCAAGGTCAACGGCAAGCTGACTTACAACAACTACGCGGAATGGTTAAAAGGGCAATCCAAGGAATATCAAGCCGAGGTGCTCGGTAGGTCGCGTTTGCCGTACTTTGAAAAGCTCAGCAAAGACCTTGGCCCGCAGCAAGCCTTGGCACGCATGGTGCGTGAAGACGGCAGCGAAGTTAGCCTGAAACAGTTGCAGCAACGATATGGAAAACCCGAGCCTTAGGCATTTCCGCGACGGTTACGTTTCCAGCGATCCTGTTGATGCCTTGGTTGGTGAAACATGGATTAACGCGATCTACACCAACGAAGGATGGTTCACGCCTGATCTGGCCATTAAATTGGTTGCAGTTACCGAATGGCGTCATGGCAAAGAAGCCGACCAAGGCCGAGAAGAAAATCGGCAAGGTGATGAGCGAGTACAAAGCCGGAACGCTAAAAAGCGGCAAACAGGGACCCGGCAAAGGCCCAGCCGTCAAAAGCCGTAAACAAGCAATCGCCATTGCCCTGTCAGAAGCCGGCAAGGCACGCAAACCCAAGGGTAAAAAGTGATGGCACCCAAGAAACGCGGTCTTTACGCCAACATCAACGCCAAACGCAAACGGATAGAGAAAGGCTCAAAAGAACGCAAAGCTCATCGCGGCGAAGCTGATTACCCTGAGGCTGGCGCCTTTAAAGCTGCCGCTAAAGCTGCCAAAAAACGGAAGCCCAAAAAATGAAGGGCAAAATCTGGGAAGGAAGCTGCACTTACCTCAAGTGCTCTGACGGTTTTATTGAGGGTCGTTTCGTCTTCCCAGTTCCCAATACCCCCGAAGGTCTTGGCGCATTGATGGGTCGCCTTGCCGAAGGCGTTGAGGTAATTACCTGTACTGATAACGACGACGACGAAGAGGAAGACGACGACTAACGTTGCTCGGCCTTGTGGATTCGGTCTTTTAGCTCGGCCACGTACTTACGCAGCGCGTTGGCATTCTCCGCGTGCCACCTATCGCCCGTCTTCAAATACTCCCGCGTGTGCAGGTCAATCGCCTTCAGCATCTGGTGAATCACGGGGTTCCACGGCTCACGGATCGGTGTATCCCATTCACGCCGGGACATGACGTGCAAAAACCATCGTTTACTTATACAGTTTGGTGGTAAACCCTACGGGTCACAATGTCTGACGAACAACTGCAGGAAGCTACGCAGACTGCAAATGGTGATGATCTTGAAAAGCTGAAGCGAAGCATTGAAGGGCTAGAGCGCAAAAACTTTGAGCTGATCGGCAAACTCAAAGAGCAAAAGGACAAAGCGCCTTCACTGCCTGATGGTGTTGATGTTCAGGAACTGCTGGAATTCAAGCGGAAAAAAGAACAAGAGGAACTTGAATCCAAGGGCAAATACGACGAAGCCCTAAAGCAATACGCGCAACAATTCCAAGAGCGTGAGGAAGGTTACAAACGCCGCATTGCCGAACTTGAATCCAAGCTGACTGTGAATCAGTTGGATAACCGCGTCGTCGCCATCCTTGCCGAACAAGGCGCCCACAATCCACACGATGCTTTGCGCTTGGTACGCGATCAACTCAAGCTTGACGAAAACGGCAACCCCGTCGCGGTTGATGGTTACAACGAAGTGCCGATGGATCAGTGGGTTGAACGCCTGAAGTCTGAACGCGGCTACCTGTTCAAAGCTCCCAGCATTAAAGGATCCGGCGCACCCGTTGGCACTCGTGCGGTTTCAAGCGAGGTTCCTGCTGGCACTAAAAACCCCTTCACCCGTGAGCACTTCAACCTGACTGAGCAATCACGCCTGTACCGCACAGATCGTGATCTATACGAACGGTTGAAAGCCTCAGCAAACAATGCTTAATATGTAACCGTTAGACGCGAATGGCTACGCCGTCCGTCATTGGGTTACGCCCGCACCGTAAAACATTTTTGGAGATTTCACCGTGGCGACTCTTCGCTCCGATGTGATCATTCCCGAAATTTTTACGCCCTACGTCATTGAGCAAAGCACTCAGCGGAACCAGTTTCTTGCTAGCGGTGTTGCTCAGCCCATGGCTGAACTCAATGCAACCGAAGGCGGCGATTTCGTGAATGTTCCCTTCTGGAAAGCCAACCTTTCTGGCGATCTGGAAGTTCTGACCGATTCCACTAGCCTCACCCCCGGTAAAATCACTGCTGACAAGCAAGTTGGCGTGATCCTGCACCGTGGCCGCGCTTTTGAGGCCCGCGACCTTGCTGCTTTGGCCGCAGGTTCCGACCCCATGGCTGCCATTGGCGCCAAAGTTGGTGAGTACGTTGCTAACCAGCAGCAGGCTGACCTGTACAAGTGTCTTGAAGGTGTGTTCGGCGCCCTGACCGGTTCCGATTCCCCCGCTTTCGACGCTCTGCGTTTTGACACCAGCGGCGCCACCGCTCTTGGTCCCCGTCAGGTGGCTAAGGCTCGCGCAATTCTGGGCGATCAAGGCGACAAGCTGACCGCTGTGGCCATGCACTCGGCTTGCTACTACGACCTCGTAGAGCGTAAGGCGATTGACTATGTGACCAACACGGAAGCACGCCTTTCCACTCCTGCAACCGGCGCTAGCACCATCAATGCCGTTGGTGGTTCTATTGCTGCTGCCTACGGTGACGTTCGGGTTCCTACTTACATGGGCCTGAATGTGATCGTCTCCGACGACATCACCAACAGTGCTGGGAACTACGCCTGTTACTTCTTTACTGCAGGTGCTGTGGCTACTGGTGAACAGGCTGCCATGCGGACTGAAACCGACCGCGACATTCTCGCCAAGTCGGATGCAATGTCCCTTGACATGCACTACATCTACCACCCTGTTGGTGCTAAGTGGGCCGTGACCACCACGAACCCCACCCGCGCTCAGCTCGCCACTGTTGGCAACTGGAGCAAGGTGTACGAAACCAAGAACATTGGAATCGTGCGTGCCACCATCACTTCCAACTTCGATTGATAGGAGGAACTGATCATGGCTTCCATTTTTGAAGCTACCGCCGGTAAGGCGATTGGCTATCCCGAAGGCACTGGCGGCTCTGTCGCTCAGGAAACCAGCAAGGCCACTGGGGTCACCCTGAATAAGCCTGCTGGCGAAATCACTACCCATGACGCTTCCCTCACAGGTGGCGCTGAAGTGAGCTTCGTTGTGACCAACTCTTTTGTTGGCCTTAACGATGTTCCCGTGGTGTGTGTGCGCTCCGGCGCTTCCACTGGCACCTATGTCGCCAGCGTAAGTGCTGTTGCTGCTGGCTCGTTCACTGTCACCTTGTCTAACCTCGGTTCTACCGCAGGCGAAGCACTGGTGCTGAACTTTGCCGTCATCAAGGGCGCTGAGGCCTGATGGGCATGTTCGCCTTCCGGCGACTGCGTGAAGCTGAGGCTCTGGCGAATGCTGGGGCCTCTTTTTCTAATGCAGAGCCCACTCCTACACTTGAAGTAACAGAAAATCAGCCGCTGTCTACCGATGGCAATCACAATCGACGCAACGGTGGGCGGCGCAAACGCCAACAGTTACCTGACGTTGGCAGCAGCGGAACTGATTATTGAGGGCTTCGTTCAAGACGACGACGTAACCGCTTGGGCATCGGCCACTAACGATCAGAAGAATCGGGCGCTGTACACCGCAACGCAGCGCCTTGACCGCGAACGTTTCCTTGGGGCACGGGCTACCGATACGCAAGCCCTGCAATGGCCACGTACCGGCGTGCGCAAGCCTGATACCTACATCAATACCTACGCCGTCGGTTTTCCGTTTCGCATCACCACGGACTATTACACCGACACCGAAATTCCCAGCCAAATCAAGCAAGCCCAGTGCGTGCTGGCCGTCTATCTCAACAACAACAAAGACGGCATGGGCCTGAGCGGCATTGAAGATTACAAGTCCGTTCAGATCGGTACGTTGCGCGTTGAATCGGCAGGTGCCAGTGCATCGGCCACGGGTGCTGATCGCTTGCCACCGATTTTTGAGCGTTATTTGACCGGCCTTAGAATCAGTGGACCGGGCAACATTGCCATCCGCCGTAGCTGATCATGGCCGACAACGACGCCTACAACATTGGCTTTGAGTACATCAGCGACACTGCGGCGCACACTGGGCGCTTTTGGCGGTTGTATGCGGTGGCCGATGCTGTGATCAGTACCGCAACCGTGCAGAACGCCAGCGGCAACACTTTTAGTTCCGTGCCTCTTGGCAAGGGTGATCAGATTGAAGGCGTGTTTACCAGCGTGACACTGGCATCAGGCAAAGTTATTGCCTACAAAATCTGATGTATTACGTTCTTTCTGGTGGGGGCGATGCCACTCCTAGCGGTGGATTCAATATCCCCACGCACGATTACGTCGTGAACACTTACGACGGGGCCAACAACCTGCTGACCGCGACTTACAAGCGCGGCGGATCTAGCGGCAAAGTTGTCGCCACGTTGACCATGACCTACGACGGAAACAACAATCTTTTAACTGTGACTCGGAGTTGAGTGATGGCTTTCAAGCTCAACCCGTTTACAAGTCAGCTTGATACCGTCCGCAATCAAATGCTGTGGGGGTCGTTTTACGATACGACTCAACAGATTGCGACGCTTGCCAACACTGATTATTCGATTGGCATCAATTCAACGGATCCCGATAGCCGTGGGGTCAGTATCGCTTCTGGCTCGCGGATCACATTTGCTAGGGGTGGTGTTTATAGCGTTACCTACTCAATTCAATTCGTAAACACAAGCACCGCAATTCACGATATTAATGTTTGGTTGCGCAAAAACGATAGTGGCGCCAGTGGAGACGTTGCGGCGTCGGATAGTAAGTTCAGTATTATTTCAAGCCATGGCGGCATTGATGGTCACGTTATTGGTTGCGTGAATTACGTATTAAAACTTGTGGCCAATGACTATCTAGAGCTGATTTGGTCAACAACAAATGTTGCGGCCAGCATCCAATCCCTGCCGTCCGCTCCATCCGGTCCAGCCCATCCCTCTGTGCCCGGAGTCATTGTCACCGCCGTACAGGTCGCTTAACCTATTTTCATGGCACTTGCTACCTCTCTACGGAAGACCGCCAGCAAGCTGATGCTGAAGTTTGGTGGTCAAGTCACCATCCGACGCATCACCACAGGCGCTTACAACCCAACAACGGGCGTTGCCACACCAACCGCGTCGGAAACTGTTGTACGTGGCGTGCTTGAAGATGTGATCGAACGCGAGATCAACGATTTGATCAAGAGCACCGATAAGAAGCTCACTATTGCTGCCGCTGATCTTGTCTACGAACCTGCCGTGTCAGATCAGGTGACTGTATCCAGCCGCATTATGCAGGTGGTTGAAGTGCGCAAGATTGAGCAGGACAATACGCCTATCGTGTTTGAGATCTTCCTGAGGGAGTGACATGGCACGCATCATCAGGATTGGGGAGATTGGTAATTACGCAGAAGGCCAGATCAATAAGTTAATTACTGCTGCTGTATTGACCGCTGATCAACGCTTAAAGCTTTCCAGCCCTGTTGACACGGGCCGTTTTCGTGCAAGCTGGGCAATCGGTCAAAACGCTGCACCTTTTGAAGGTCAGCCAGAGGGTGAGTACCCAAACAACGTGCCTCCTGACGCCGTTAATTACAGTCTTGGTAACGAGCGTGCTGGCAACATCTACAGCATTCACAACAACTTAATTTATGCCGAGCAATTAGCAATTAAAGGCAGCCGCAAATCCGGCATACCTAGCGGTTGGGTTGATTCAATCGCCAAAGACGTTCAAACTTACGTCAACGCCGAAGCGGACCGGATTGGTCGATCATCATGAGCCTCAACACCGTCCGTTCTTACATCGAAAATCGGATCGCAACGGAGTTTGCCGCTTCGCCTGCTATTCAGGTCGCCTATCAAAACGTTCCGTTCACTCCGCCCAATAACGCAAGCTGGATTCAAACCAGCATCATCTGGGGTGATTCTGCCTACATGACGATCCTTACCACGTCATCCCGTGGCACTGGCGCTGGCTTTGATCGCCGTAACGGCACTCTTGTGTTCAACATCTTTGCCCCGCGTGGTGGTGGTCCCGGAGCTGGCCTGACAATCGCTCAGCGGTGCATCACGCTGTTCTCACGTTTGCAGCTTGAAAATATAAAGTTTGACGCCGCAAATGGTCCACGCACCATTGAACCCTCCTCGCCAGAAGGGTTTTCGCAAACGCAGGTGGTCATAACTTTTGAGGCTTATGAGCAAAGCTAGAATCTGATCAGCCAACACCGTTCACAACAATGGCTGTCACTGTTTTGTCCGGTACGTCCGGCGCCCTTTACTACAAGCCCGCTGGCACCACCGGTACATTCGGTGAATCTGGGGTAAATACTTCTACTGAAACCATTACCGTTGAGCCCTACCTGAACTTCAAGGTTGGCGATCCGGTCAAGTTTCGTGTGGTCAACAGCCAGACTGGTGCTGCTGGCACTGGCACGCTGCCTGATCCCCTGTCTTCGGCAACTACCTATTACGTCATTGCCTACACCGCCTCTACTGGCGCCCTGCAGGTATCCGCTACCGCTGGTGGCTCTGCCGTGAACCTTGCCGACGACGGCACCGCTGCAGCACCCAACGAATTTGAGGTGTACTACGCGGATTACGCCGCTGTGGGCCAAGTTCAGTCCTGGAGCTTCGAAATTTCACGCGCGGAAATTGACGTTACAGTCATCGGTCAAACTGCCGGTCAGTACGCACCATTCCGTGCCTACATCCCCGGATTTGCTGATGGCAACGGCACTGCCACCATTTACGTCACCAACGAAGACAGCGCCCTTTCCAACCGCATGGTGGAAGACGTGCTGCAGCGCCAGCAGGTTGGTTGTGCCTTCAAGCTGTACACCGACAAGCAAAGCACCGAGGCCCTGAGCCGCTCCATCGCCATGGACGCCGTGTTGTTGACCGCCAGCCTGAACATCAACCCTGACGACGCCCAGCAGGTTGAAATCACCTTCCGTCCGTCTGGCGTGCCGACCTTCGATTTCAGCGCCTCGGCCTGATACGGTCACCTTGGGTTACTCCTCACACCCCCGAGTTGCATCGGGGGCTTTTTTATGCCTAAAGTGATAACAAATACCTGATTTTTATGCCAGCGCCTGCATCGTCAGCCCTTGCCCGTCTCAAAAAGGCCGCAAACCTGACGCCCATCAAGCGTGTGGTGACTTTGGCGAATGGTGACGTATTTGAGTTTTACGCAACGCCGTTGACGATGGCCGAGCGTGAGCGTGCGCAGAAGATGCCCGGAGGCGATGACCCGAACGGCTTTGCTTTGAATCTGCTGGTGACCAAGGCTGTAGACGACGCTGGACAGCGTTTGTTTCAGGCTGGCGAGATCGCTGAGCTGAAGAACGAAGTGATGGATGCCGATCTGCAGGCATTGATGCTGGCCATTATTACCAACCCAGAGGAAGGCAAAGAACTGGATATGAAAAGCCGTAAAGGCTGAGCTGAAAAAAGACAACCTCTTGCTGCTACAGCTTGGGGTCGCCAAAGAACTGGGATATACATTGGCTCGACTGAATCGGGAAGTGACACTAGAGGAACTGCTGATTTGGTCTAGTTATTTTGAGCTGCAGAATGAAGAGCAAGAACGTCAGATGAAGCGACGCCGGTAGACTGCTTGTAAGAACAGGGTTGTGCCGTGTCCGTCGTCGCAAACGTTGCCCTAAACGTTGATACTCGTGGCGCGACTCAGAAGCTGCGTGAGGTTCAGTCACAGGCGGGCGCAACCGAGCGTGCGATTGGTGGTCTTGGCGGCGCGATAGGAAAGCTTGCTGCTGCGTTTTCCGTTATTCAGGCAGCCAAGTTTGTCTTTGTCAGCACGGCTGAAATTGAAAGCCAAACGCGAAGCCTTCAGGTTTTAACGGGCAGCGCGGAGAAAGCTGGGCAGATCATCAAAGACCTGCAGCAGCTTGGTGCGGCAACACCATTTACCAGCACTGAGCTAATTGATTCAGCCAAGCGTTTACAGGCGTTTGGGGTTGAGACGAATAAGGTCGTTGAAACAACGCGGCGCCTTGCTGATGTAAGTGGCGCGACTGGAGCCGAACTGCAGGGCTTGGTTACAGCCTATGGACAGGTTCAGGCAAAGGGTAGGTTGCAGGGTGAGGAACTACTGCAGTTCCAAGAGCGTGGCGTTGCCCTGCAGCAGGTGTTGCGCGAGGAATACAAGCTCAGCGGCGAAGAGTTCCAAGACGCACTGCAGGATGGGCAAATTAGCGCACAAGCCGTTGAATATGCGATCCAAAAACTTACAACTGCCGGCGGCAAATATGCAGATGGTGCCGTAGCTCAAAGCGACACGTTGGCTGGGCGTTTAAGCACGCTGCAGGACGCCGTACAGAATCTTGCCTCGCGTTTGGGCTCGATTCTTGCGCCTGCAATGCAAAGCATTTTGGGGCTTGCGATTGATATTGCCAATCAGGTTAATAACGTCTTTGAGACGATCTTGCTGCAGCGTCAACTAGGCGCAAACCTTTCGGCTCAACAACGTGATCGTTTGTTTAAGCAAGCGGGGCAGGAAGCTGAGCAAATCGCCAAGCTACGTGGTGGCGGTCGTATCAATGCCGATCAATTTACTCAGTTGCGGGAAGAGCGGTTCCGCGACCTGATGCGGACTTATGGCTATGAGCAGGGAATCCTGAAGCCGCCTGCGCCAACACCGCCATCTGCTGCTGTCACGCTGCCGGGATTGATGGCAGGAACTGGCGGCAAAAAGAAAACAGGTAAATCTGACGCGGAACGCGAGGCAGAGCGCCTACGTAAGGAACTTGAACGGTCGCTTGAAGTTGGCGATCAACTTGGAACACAATTCGCTCGGCAGGTAGTGCTGTTAGACGAAAGCTCAGAACTTGAACGCAAACGGTTACAGATTCAGTTCGATTTTGAAGATCGCGCCAAGCAAATTGGTGAACTTAAAAATGAAGAGCAGAAAATCAATCTGACCACGCTAAGCGAAGAAATCAAGCGACTTGATACCCTCAAGCTGCAGAGCGAAGAACTCAAGAAACAGATTGAGGAATACTACAAACTTGCAGGCCTTCAGGCTGGTGATCCTTTACGCCAAGGTGCTGGCGCATTTAGAACTGATATCGACCTTGGCCCACAAAACAAAGTCGCCACCTTCATTCAGGATGCGCAAGCTCAACTCCAAGACCTTGAAACTCGCGCAATTAGCGTTGCTCAAGGCATTGGCGATGCCCTAGCTAATTCCTTGGTCAGTGGCATTCAAGGCTTGATCGCTGGCACGCAAAGCGCAAAAGAAGTATTTGCAAACTTCCTGCAAAGCATTGGGCAAATCCTTGCGCAAGAAGGAACAAAAATGATTGCTACTTATATCGCTATCGGCATCGCAAAGCTTTTTGCTGGACTCGGTGGCGGCGGAATGTTTGAAGGTGCTGGCCCTGTTCAAATGCCCGGTGGCGGAGGTTTTGCCGAAGGGTTTAGCCTCCCGAATTTGTTACCCGGACGCGCTTCGGGTGGCCCCGTTGCCAACAACACTCCTTATATGGTTGGCGAGCAAGGTCCTGAGCTGTTCGTTCCTAACTCTGGCGGCAGCATCGTCAATAACAAAGACCTGCGTAGTGCCATGAGCAACGGCGGTGGATCTGCCGGCGGCACCGTACTTAACATGAGCTTTGAGACCACCAACATCGGCGGAGTGGAATACGTCAGCCGCGATCAACTGGAAGCCGCTATGGCCTCCACACGTCGTGATGCTGCCCGTGATGGCGCCAAGCGAGGAATGTCCATGACACTCGATAAGCTGCAGCAAAGCCCCGGTACTCGCGGGCGCGTAGGACTCCGCTGATGACTGCACAATTCCCCGGCATCAAACCAGCGGAACGCAGCTTCCGTCTCGGCCAGTACCCCGTCAAAAGTTACCGCGCCCTGTCTGGCGCCACCGTCAAGCGAGCCTTCGGCAACCGCGCTTACGGCTACGAATTACAGCTCAGCTTCAATAACATCAGCGACGCCGTAACGTCTCAACTGATTGACCATTACAACGCCACGAGCGGCGGCTTCGAGCGTTTTACTTTGCCGGCTGAATTGTTCGTTGGCATGAGTACCACACTTGCCGGCAAGATCCAATCGCCTACGCAAATCAAGTGGGAGTACACCAACCCGCCTGAAGTGAAATCGGTGATTAACGGGCGCAGCACCGTAACCATCAACCTTGCCGGAGAGCTTGATTACTGATGGCTGAAATCCGCATCGCCCAGTATTTCAAACTTGTCACCGCAACACAAACACTGCGGTATCAAAACTACTTTGTTGGTGCGTCTAGCACCTACCTCAGTGAGTCCTATGCCTTTGCGCCATTCCGTGCTGAAGGTGCGCTCGCCTCGTTGAACGGCGACAACGAAAACCTACGCATCCTGTTTCCCAATATCGAAGTCGCCCTACGGCTGGTGGAACAGGCCAACGGCAACCGCCTCAGTGAGCTGACTTTCGTAACAGCGTGGCTAAACGCAAGCGAACAGGTCATCACGACCGTTACCGATTACTACATCGGCATTGGCGCCAGCTACAACGACACCACGATTGAACTGCGCTTCCGCTCTGCTGTAGACAGCGTTGGCAGTGCCTTCCCAGCCCGTACGTTGACCCGCGATCTTGTCGGACCCCTGCCACTGAACAGCGAACTGTATTTACGGTGAACGACCTGATCGGCCTGAAGCGTGCATGGGGCGCCTACCCCAACGATGGCTCTGGCACGGTCGATTGCTGCCTGTTGTTTGCCGAAGTCCGTCGCCGCCTTGGCTACTACGACCACACACCTGACTTTGCGTGGTACTTCGAGCGGTACACCGACGAAACCTTCCCGCGACGCATCATGGCGAAGTGGCTGTTGCAGAACGGCACACGGCTAAACGGTCCCGAGCCTCACGCGGTCGTGCTGTTACCTGGCTCAAGCGGTGGTGCCATGGGTACAGTGTTGGATGACGGCAACGTGCTGTTCATCACCGAAAAATCCGGCGTCGTTATCGCTCCGATACCCGCTGGCACCGGTCACTACTTTCGGCTCCACAAATGACGCGCCGCCTGCTGCCCTACGAACATCAGCTCATCAAAGAGCTGGGCATCAGCGAAGCGGAATACCTTGAATTTGCCAAGGCGCAGTTTGACCACTCGCGCACACCTAGCGACAAGCTTGCCACTCCCCAAAACTGGGAAACGGTCGCCATTGTTCTGACGATTGTTGGCGTTCTTTTTCAGGTTGGTGCGGCACTACTGGCACCAAAACCAGAGCTTCCATCACAACAAAACCAGCGTCGCCGCCGCGATCAATCGTTTGCCCCGCGCTTTGGATTTAACAGCGCCCAAGAACTCGCAAAGTACGGCGATCCTGTCAACCTCGTTTATTGCAACGTCGATCAAAACACCACCGGCGGCGTTCGCGTAGCCACCTCACTGGTGTGGTCTGCCGTTCAAAGCTTCGGCTCCAGCCAGTTCATGCAGATGATGGCCGTGATTGGCGCATCAAACATCAGCCCTGATGGCATCGCACTGGGTCGCACCGCTTTCGGTCAAATACCTGTCCGTCAATTCGGATCGCAACGTTATTGGCTCTATCTCCGCCAAAACGGGATCCTGCAATTCAGTGATCTGCGCCTTGGAACAACTAGCGACCCGACCCGCATTGGCGAATCTGACGGATCATTTGCCTACCGCTCTACGCTGACTGGCACGCAAAAATCAGACGGCTTTAGCCAAGCATTTTCACCTTCTACGTTGACTAGGTGCGGTGTGTTTGCGCCTATCCCGCTCAACGTTAATTACCTTGACCGTAACGATAAAGGACAAGCAAATAACGCTGATCTTGGCATTGAACTTGAAGACCGTTCGATTTATTGGCCTACCAATCGGCTAGACAACTCACGTCCGGTTGTCCCAGTCGGTCATCGTTTTAGGCTGCGCTTCAAGCCACTTGCTAGCAACGGTGCAGGCGACGTAAGGCAAGCAGCTTCTGAGTTACGCCGAACCTTGGCTAGCAACATTGATATTGCAAGCACCTACAAATTAGGCAGTCTGCATCTGCGTGCGGTTGGACCAATAAGCGACCTGGAACTAGACAACGATGCCATCAACGTCACGTTTGAGTGCGTGCAGTCTGGTATTTGTCCAGAGGAAGATTACAGCACAGTCAACTTCAAGCAAAACGAAAAAGAAGCACAAGACGAGATCGTTCGCCTAGATGCTGAAATTGCAGAACTTACGCGGCTGCTGACCACAAGCCTGCCAATCCTCAAACCCGGTATTGGTAACGCTGCGAATAGCCGTCTCAATGAAATCAACGGATACATTGATCAGGTTGAAGAACTGCGTGACCGCCGGTGGACCGCTGGCGAGATCGAGCAAATCGCTAATGACGACGGCAGTGTATTCGACCCCATCGTTGTTCATTTTGCAAACAAAGTTGAAAACTCTCGCGCTCGCCGTAAAGATCTCCAAGGATTTATTGACGACGAACTAGATAAGCCCAGCGCACAGCGCAACCGCAACAGGATTCGTGACTGGCGCAATGAAATCAATGACATCAACCGGCGCCTTAAAAACCTCCAAGGCAAGCTAGACGAAGCCATCCGTCAGTACGGTTTCACTACGCCTACAGGCGGCAACCTAAAGAACGACCGTAAGTATTTCTTACGTCAACAAGCGCGACTGCAGGAAGAGATTTCGCGCCTGTACGGTGATTCCAACAACATTGATTCCGACGCAACCAACGCACGCAACAGCGGCTGGCAAAACCAGATCAACACAAAGAGAACTGAGCGCGCTTATTACGAAAGCGTCCTTAAAAATCCCGAGCTTCTCAACGACTTCTTTAACACCAAGTGTCTGGTGAAGATTGAAGAGGCTGCATACGAAACAATCACGTCATGCCGCATCGTTGATTTTGCCCTTAAGGCTCGCGTCTTCAAGCGTGTACAAGGCCGGCAAAAGCAATACGGCGAAGTGTCGATGGATAACTACAAAGACAGCGACAACGGCATCAAACTACGGTCTATGTTTTTCTGGGTATGGTATCGCCGTACCGGTCAAACGTGGACCCGCGTTCCGTACATTTTCGTGGTCCGCCGTGGCAGCGACGTAGACAACTACATTTCCCTGAAATTTATTGCCAACGACAACCTAGGCAACTGGCAATTCAAGTTTGAGCCTATTGCTGAAACAGCAGCCGAAATGCGTTATCACGGCTTCAGCGACTTTGCCTATATCGAGAACGCTGGAACCGACCAACAAATTAGCGGTCCCGCTGGTGGTGTATTTACCTTCAAAGGCAAGCTTCGCGCACGCGATGGTCTCGTTGCCCCAATCAATCGCAACCCGTCTGAACTTGACGAGTGGGGCTTGTTCTCCATGCGTTCTGACACGCAACTGAGTTTCAGTTTTGACAATGGCCCCGAACTGGAAATTAAAGCTGTCACCGAGCAAAGCACGGAAGCCTTTAGTAACTACCCGTCGCTGTACAACAACCTCACGATGCTGGGGTTCAATATCTACAGCGGTCAAGGCGTGCAAGATCTGCGCTCAATGTCCGTCTTCGTCAATAGGGGCAAGCTGGTACGCCAACTCAATGACGACGGCAGCTACAGCGGTACTCCCAACGTTGCCACCAGCTACGCGCCCGAAATCTTCCTAGACACAATCATTGATACGGTTGACGGAATCGGTCAGTACGCCAAGGTTGCCGGTATTGATCTGGTGGCACTTGCCAAGGCGAAACGCTTCTGTCAGCGCAACAACCTGTTCTTTGATGGTGTGATTGCCGAGCCAACATCTTGGCGACAGTTCTGGGCAGAAACAGCACCCTTTAGCCTGCTGGAACTGGGACGTATCGGCGGCAAAGAAACACTGATCCCTGCAGTGCCTTGCGACAACGCCGGCAACATCACTCGCACCGTGCCAATCACCGCCATGTTTACGGCGGGCAACATCCTTGAGGATTCCTACAAGGAAGAATTTATTGACTACGGCAGCAGCGTTCAGGATCTAATCGCCACGATCATTTACCGCAATACCGAACGTGACGGCGTTTTCCCACGCAATGCCAGTGTTGACGTATCGCTGACTGGCACAACCGAAGCAACCGCAATCCGCCAAACCTTTGACTTATCCCAGTACGTCACCAATCGCAGCCAAGCGATCATGTACGCCAAGCTGCTTTGCCAACAGCGTCGCCACATCCGCCGCAACGTTGAGTTTCGGACCTTCCCAACCGATAGCCCACTAACTCCAGGTGCCTACATCTACGTGGATATCGGCCAGCAAGATTGGCAGAGCATCTACAGCGGTCAAGTCGAAAACGGTGGTGCGCTGAATATCCCGCTTGCCGAAACTGTACCCAATGGCACCTACAGCGTTTTGCTGTACCGCAGCGGTCAAGCCGTTATCAGCACCAGTGCATCCATCAGTGGCAATGTGGCTAGCAGCCTCGCCGGTTACGAAGGCTGGCTATTTGTGCTTGGAACAGCAGTCAAAGCCAAACGCGTCTTCCGCATTGTTGAAGTGCAGATGGATGAGGAAGGCGAAGTTAGTGTTCGTGCCACGGAACACCCTTGCGACACCAGCGGTCAGAGCCTGATTGCAGACTTTAGTGATGGGCTGTTCACAGTCCGCTAACCTGAAAACACGCACAGTATTGGGTCATGGGCTTTTATACCGGACGCTCCGGCTCTTTGGTAGTGGACGGGAAGCCCGTGGCCAAGATCCGCGATTGGTCCCTAGAAACCACCGTTGAACTGTTAAACACCAACACCGTCGATAGCACCAGCAATACCTTTACCCCTGGTATCAAAGGCGCATCCGGCAGCGCCACGCTGATGTACTACAGGCTGGAAACTGGCGAATCTGCGACCTACACCGAGTTCACAGCACTGCTGAGCAAAATCCACAAGCTTGGAGCAATCACCGAGTCTGACCGTGTGCTGATGACCTTGCGCACAAGCACTAGCAGCAACGACGATATCCAGTTTTACGCCTACATCACTTCAGCCCAGCTTGGCGTCTCCACTGGCGAACTTAGCTCCGTTCCAATTCAATTCACTGTTGACGGTGACTTCCTTGCTGGAGGCGTAATCGCATGACGGTTTTCCTTGGAGCGCACGGCACCGTAAAGCTTCGCCGTAACGCTGGTCAAAAAGTCAACCAAATTACCGACAGTATTAACCCTGCCGACGTAAATACGGTCCTAAACAGGATTGGATTTGATACATCGCTAGACAATCTTCTTACTGGTGATCGTGTCGATATTGTCACCACCGACCCACGCGGCCTGGAGTGTTTCGCCGCTAGCGCATGGCAGTCTGCCACTGTTGAACCGGCAATCTCAACTTACGTAAACGTCAACGCTGCAGGCGGTCTGCGCTTTTTCCCTACCTTTGCCGACGCCGTAAACAATAATCGCGCCGTTGAATTTACGGTTTACGCTTTCACTGGCGCACCCATCCCGATTAAATACAGCGTCCGCGATATTAGTTACAACACCCTCGGTAATGTCGTCAGCTATCAGCTCAACACTGACCGCGAGGCGCTCGATTCGACCACGCTAAGCGATAAATTTCGCAACCAATACGCTGCCGGTCTAATCAGCGGCAATGGCACGATTGATTGCCTGTTTGATTACACAACACAAAACGAAAAAGAAACACCGCTGTTGATGCTGCAGCTAATCCAGCGTCTTGATATCGGCAGCGAATTCGATTGCGCGTTTTACCTTACCGACGCGGAAATTACGCCAACCACGCAAACAGTTTTCTACCAAGTCACCGCGATGGTTACGCGGGCTGGTGTTGAGGTTAATTCCAACGACGTGATTCGCTGCGCCGTTGACTTTGTAACCACCGGCGAAATCCGCCTTTTGGTGGGGCGGCCTGCGGACTACATCCTCAAGGAAGACAACGACCGCATCGTGTTGGAGCAATCTTTGGACTTCCTGTTGCAGGAAACAGCCGACTAAACTGCTATTACGACTCCCGGTGTTTGGAGGCTGAGCCTTGTCGGACCAACGTATTACACAACTACCGGCACTGCCTGCAGCCTCTGCCGCAGCGACTGACGTACTGCCGGTTGCCGACGTATCCGCCAGCCAGACCAAAAAGATCACGGTCAAGGATCTTGTTGATGCGGGTCTTGACCTTGTAGACGCCAGCAGTATTGACCTTTCCAAGCTCGATCAGGCAAGCGCCACCAAGATCGGAGCAACTGCACTGGCAAGCGGTGCGGTCACTGCCGCCAAACTGGCTGCCGATTCCAGCATTGCGGTTGATACCACCGCGCCGGTTTCCGACAACTTTGAAGGACGCGGATATTTCAACAGCAGCACTGGGGCGCTGCAGGTTTATTCCGCTGGCGCCTATGCAAACGTCAACGCCACGATTGCAAACGACGCTGTAACTACAGCCAAGATTCTTGACGGCGCTGTAACCACAGCAAAAGTCAGCAACCTTGGCACTGCGGCTTTGGTTGATGGCGCTGTTACCTACGCCAAAATCCAAGACGTTTCCGCCACTGACCGGCTGCTGGGACGTAGCACCGCCGGCTCTGGCGATGTTGAAGAAATCCCGTGTACGGCTGCCGGCCGTGCGTTGTTGGATGACGCCGACGCTACTACCCAACGCGCCACGCTGGGACTCGGCACCCTCGCCACCCAGTCCGGCACCTTCTCTGGTACGCATAGCGGCACCAGTTCCGGCACTAACACCGGCGATCAGACCATCACGCTGACCGGCGATGTAACCGGCAGTGGCACTGGCTCGTTTGCTGCAACCATTGCTAGCGGTGCCGTCACTGAAGCCAAGATTGCCAGCGATGCCGTAACTACCGGCAAAATCCTTGACGACGCTGTTACCGCAGCAAAGCTTGCCGATAACTCAGCCGCCGTTGTCGCCGCTGCTGTTCCTTCCGGCTCTGGCGCATTTGTAGGCCAGCAGTGGGTCAATACTGCCACCGCTATTGAATACACATGGGATGGCAGCCAGTGGTTACGGCAAGCATCGCTTAGCACGCTCAGCTTCGTAGATTCCACTCCGCTGACTTTTGCGGTTGCTTATCCAGACGCTTACAGCGCAGAGATTACAACGACACTTGACACCCAAAGCGCCAACCGGATTTTTGCCGGACCCAGTGCCGGAGCTGACGCCGCACCTACTTTCCGCGCCATTGTTCCTGCGGACCTACCCGATGCCACCAGCGTTGATAAAGGCGTCATTGTCCCCGGCACGGGTCTGTCAATCAGCAGCGGCACGCTGAATCACAGCAATAGCGTCACGGGCGCCACCGCTACCAAGATCACGTTTGACGCCCAAGGTCACGTAACGGCTGGCGCATCTTTATTGGCTGCGGATATCCCAAGCCTTGATACCAGCAAGATCACAACCGGCACTTTCGGCACATCATTGCTGGCGGACAACAGCGTTACTGCAGCAAAAGTTGCTGACTACGCGACTGCGCAGATTGGTTCCACGCTTCCGACCGCCGATTTCATCGGTCAGCTTTTCCTAAATCCACTGGAAAAGACCGTCTACATGTGGGACGGCAACGTGTGGCAACCGGTCGGTATTACCGCCGGTACGGTTGTTTTTGCTGGTACATACGACGCCAACACAAACCAGATCGCGTCGGTCACGGCAGATGGCACGGCACTTGGCCTGAGCGTTGGCAATCCGCTGCCTGCGGCTAGCGCGAACAACCTCAACTATTTCGTCATCGTCAGCAATGCTGGTACAGGCACAAGCCCCGCACCAACCGTTGCGCTGCTACCTCCCGACCTAATCCTTTCTACGGGCAGTGCTTGGGTACGGATCGAATCATCCGACGCCTACATCGCGCAGGTAGCCACGCAAGTTTCGTTTACGCCTGCCGGTCAAATTTCTGCCACCAACGTCCAGTCTGCACTTGAAGAGGTCAGCAGCGAATGTCGTAACGCCACCAACATCACCAGCGGCACCCTCGCCACAACTGTTGGCGGCACCGGCCTTACCAGCTACGTCAAGGGTGACCTGATTGCTGGCTCTGGCACCAATGTGCTGTCCAAGCTGACGGTCGGCACCAACGGGTATTACCTGAAAGCCAATAGCGCTACGGCAACCGGCTTGGAGTGGGCGGCATTAGATGCGCTCGCCACAACTGGCGGCACCATGACCGGCAACCTTGAGTTTGGGTCGTCTGCCGCAATTGTGTTTGAAGGTGGCACGGCAGATGCTTACGAAACGACGCTGACCGTTGTCGATCCAACAACAGACAATTCAATCTCACTACCCAACGCATCTGGAACAGTTGCCCTGACTAGCGATCTAAATGATGGAACTTACTAAGCTGTAAGGGTAATTTCCGGCCCATCGGGGCGTTAAGGAATGACCCTTCAGCACCTGCGTAGTAGCACTGCAAATAAGCGCCCCGATCCCACCGCAATGGCGGACGGGCAAATTGCACTGAATACGGCTGCCGCTAGCCCCGGACTTTTCTACAAAGACAGTGCCGGCAACCTTGTCAAAGCCGGTCCCGTTCATGTTGGATCGACAGCGCCCAATGTTAGTCCGGCATCTGGTGGTACAGCAGGTAACAGCACCGGCGAAGCTTGGCTTGATACCAGTGGCAGCAATCCACTGCTGAAGATTTGGAGCGGTGCGGCATGGCAAACCGTTCAGCCTGTTGCCAGTGGCACCGTTGTTAGCACCGCTGATACAGGCAGTGTTACCAGCACGATGATTGCCAATGGCACGATTGTTGACGCCGACGTAAACGCCAGTGCCGCGATTGCTGGTACAAAAGTCAGCCCTAATTTTGGCAGTCAGACTATTACTACTACTGGTGTAGTTAGTGCTGCTGCAGGCGCTGCTGCAACCCCAAGCATTACTTTTACTGGTGATTTGAATACTGGCATCTGGAGTCCTGCGGCTGACACAGTTGCTGCATCGACAGGCGGTAGCGAGCGGCTGAGAATTGACTCCTCAGGTCGAGTAGGCATAGGGACCAGTGCGCCTAGCTATCCACTTCACGTTCGCCTAGATCAGACCGCCTCTACAAGCGTATCCGTGCAGAATACCTCTGCCGGGTCTGGAGCTTATGCCCAGTTCCGCGTTGATGGTGATTCCGGCGCTGGTTATTTTGGCTATGCAGGCAGCGGTAGCGGCGGAACTGGTTGTTACGAAGCGGATTATGTCTACTTAGCAAGTGAGAGCAGCGCAAGCGGGCTCAATCTGGGTGCTACTTCCGGTCCGATGCGTTTCTATACCGGTGGTATAACAGCCGCAAACGAGCGTCTCCGCATCACCGCCGCAGGCAACGTAGGGATTGGCACTACGAGCGCTAGTGAGCAGTTGACTGTCGTTCCTCCTAGCTCTGGTGGAATCCTTGTATCGGCGCCAAACTCTCAAGCTGGTTATGTTGAAGTCGCCGGCAATGCAAGCACTGTTAGGGGCCGTATTCAGTCAGGAAACAGTGATACCTTTGTCGGTACACTTAGTAATCATCCACTACTTTTCCAAACCAACAACACCGAGCGCTTCAGGTGCGATACCTCGGGACGCCTTCTGGTTGGTACGTCTAGTGTGCGTGCCAGTTTTGAGCGTCCAAACATTAACGTTGAAGGGCTTGCTAATGCTGGCATTACGATTTGCCGTAATAATGCTGACGCTTCCGGGCCCGCGCTGGAGTTTGGCAAAACTCGATCCGGTTCTATAGGCGGTGTTACGGCGGTATCCAACAGCGACCAGCTAGGACTGATTCGCTTCTATGGTGCAAACGGAAGCACTTTAGATAACGAAGCAGCCCGAATATCCGCTGAAGTTGATGGCACCGTATCTGGTGGTGGCGCTAATGACATGCCAGGCAGGCTGGTGTTCTCCACTACTGCGGATGGGGCGAGTTCTCCGACGGAGCGGATGAGGATCCAATCAGATGGTCAATGGCGAGCAAGTAACCTTAACTACGTATATGCGGGTACAGACAACTCCGCTTCTCTTGGGCTATCAGGCTTCAGATGGTCAGCAGTCTGGGCTGCTAACGGAACAATTCAAACATCTGATCAAAGAACTAAAACAGAAATTGCGGATGCTGCGCTTGGCGGTGACTTCATCAAGTCATTGCGCCCAGTTTCTTACAAGTGGGTAGAAGGTGGCAAACGTGATACTGGTGAGCGGGATGAAGATGGCAATTACATTTATGAATCAGTCCCAGGTGATCGCACCCACTGGGGTTTTATTGCCCAAGAAGTCAAACAAGCCGTCGATGCTGCTGGCATTGACTTTGGCGGGTGGGTGCTGACAGATAAAAATGATCCAAATAGCGAGCAAGCCCTCCGTTATGACCAGTTCATTGCGCCGCTGACCAAAGCGCTGCAGGAAGCAATGGAGCGCATCGAGCAACTGGAAGCCAAGGTTGCCGATCTTGAGGCGTCGTAGTCCCCTTCGATACTGGTTTTGAGCAAGGCAACCCTGGCTGGCACATTCTTTGTCAGTCAGACACGTTTTTGAGCAAAGCCCCTAGTCCACGTCACTACTGTGCGGGCAACCGGCACTACCCAACTGGTTGCACCACTACTAACCTGCTACTGAACACGGTTTTACCATGGCTGATCTCAGCGTCACTTGGAACATCGCCAATCTGGAGCGTGAAACCTCTGATGGCTTTGTCTATACCGCCCACTACACCGTGGACGCCACCGACGGCACCTACTCCTCCGGTGCTTACGGCTCCATCGGGTTTGAACGCCCAGACACCCTCATCCCGTACAAAGATCTGACCAAAGATCAGGTAGTCGAGTGGGTCAAGGAAGCCCTTGGTAGCGACAAAGTGCTGGAAATCGGTCAAGCACTGCTTAACCAGATTGACGAGCAGCGCCAGCCGACTAAGCAATCCGGCGTGCCGTGGGCTAACTGATGGCGACAAAAGCAAAGACCGGCACTGGCAAACTTGAGGTCGTCCCCAAGAAAAAACGCACCCGCCAGGGTCAAGGTCAAAACAGTCTGCCTAACCATGGCAGAAAAAAGACAAGAGGTCAGGGGCGCTAACCTATAAAAAAGGTCGGCAGTATGCCTCGCAATGGACAACCACGAAGAGGTTTACGCCGCGCCACCTGAGCAACCAAACCCGTTTAACCAAGCCGTACCGGCCCTGTTGACCGCTGCTGTCATTGGGTTGGGCGGTCTTTTTATGCAGGTTGCCAAGCTTGATCAGTCAGTTGGCACTGTCGCCGCTGATATTCAAGAACTTAAGAACGACAGCAAGGAACGGTTATCGGATCTTGAAACGAGGGTTAGGCATATTGAGATGACGGTTGGCAGCCGTAAATGATCGCCGTACACTGAAGGAAAGCATTGATCTGCCATGGATCCCACCACTGCTGCCGTTGTGGCCATCGTTATTGCTGCTAGCTCTGAAATTATCAGCTTGCTGCCGATCAAAGAAAACGGCTGGATTCAACTGTTGGTGAAAGCTCTTAAGGTGGTGTTCCCAAAGCGTTGAACGCCGATACGGTATGGCTGGCGCGGTTTGGCGATAAGGACTGGCGGCATCATTTGAGCCGCTGGGCGCAGGACAACAAGTTTGAGAAGACACTCAAGCCGCGTCTAGACCGTGAAGAGAAACGCTGGCATCAGGCGCAACCGGAAGAACCCAAGCCTGTATTGGTGCAGCACGAAATCGACGATACCCTGCAGACTGGTAACAGCCGCTTACTTGGTGGCGCCATGAGCATTCACGCCCCTTGGAGCAATGACGCAAAACAAGATCCGTCTGATTGACCTGTTCCGGTTTTACAAGGCTGGGTTGCCACATCAAATGGCGGCGGTGACTGAACTTGAGGAGGCGATCAACAAGGCCAACCCTCATATCCTTGGCCGCGACCAACTGTGGTTTAAAACTTGGAGCCAATCTGGCAAACAAGAGGAAAGCGATCTACAACCTGCCCTTGATCTAATTAAAAAATGGGAAGGTTTAAGACTTGAAGGTTACATCTGTCCTGCTGGCGTACCGACTGTTGGGTATGGCCATACGGGGCCGACGGTAACAGAAGGCATGAAGATCACAGAGGCTGACGCTAAAGCCTTACTGCTGTCTGATATTGAGCGTTTTGCGCGTGCCGTTGATTCGCAAATTCGTGTGACGTTGACGCAAAATCAGCGTTGCGCGTTGATTAGTTTTGCCTTCAATGTTGGCACTGGGGCGCTGATGGAAAGCACGCTACGTAAGCGCCTAAATAATGGCGAGAATGCGCAAAAGGTGGCAATGGAAGAGCTGCCAAGGTGGAATAAGGGTGGCGGCAAAGTGCTGGAAGGCTTGGTGCGTCGCCGTCGTGATGAGCTTGATTTATTCCTAAAAGGTACTAAGCCATTAACCAATGATGTGCGGTTTACGCCTGATAAGCCGTTTGGCTTTCAAGTAACGCCGAACATTAAATACGGTGAGCTGACGTTAAACGAAGAGGCCCGAAGGTTTAATAAGCAACATCAGTGCGACACCGCGTTAATGCTTTGCCAGTTTGCCGAGCGTGCGCGTACTGCCTTTGGCAATAAGCCTGTCGTAATTACAAGCGGTTACAGGCCGGCCAAGATCAATGCCGAGGTAGGCGGATCGGCAAGGTCGGAGCATTTGTACGACGCACCTGATACGGGCGCGATTGACTGGTTCATTGAGGGCGTTGATATTTACACGCTTCAAAAATGGTGCCTAGCCCATTGGCCCTGTAGCACTGGGAAAGGTGCGCCAAAGGGTTTCATGCACAGCGGAATTCGACCGGGCAGGCCTAAGGTGGTCTGGGATTACTGATTCTGAATGCTTCTACCTGATCACAGCATCCGAGAGCTTTGCCGAGAGCACGCCATGGTCGTGCCGTTTTCGGAAGATCAACTCAACCCAGCAAGCTATGACCTGCTGCTAGGCGATCTGATCATGGTGGAGACTGTTGAGACCCCCACAATGCAACCGCTGAACATTGGCGATTGCACTGAGGTCAATCCCTTCTGGCTAAAGCCCGGCGAATTTATTCTTGCCCAAACCAAAGAGCTGTTCAACATCCCCGACTGGGCAGCAGCTCAGTTTGTGCTTAAGTCAAGCCGCGCTAGGGAGGGTATTGAGCATCTGCTGGCGGGATTTGCGGATCCGGGATTTCACGGCTCTGTGCTGACTCTTGAACTTCAAAACGCACGCAAGTTACATCCTGTAGCTCTGTGGCCCGGAATGAAGATTGGCCAGTGCGTGTTTTATGAGCTGTCCAGCAAGCCTGAAGTCAGCTACGCCATCAAAGGCCACTACAACAAAGATGAAACCGTAACGGCCAGCAAAGGGCACCTGTAAAATTGTGGAGCTGCGGCGCGTCAACGTCCAGCTCCTGACCACTGCGTTATCAGTGATGACCAAATCATACGGCGTTGAACGCTGGTTGCCTGTTGTTGGTTTTGAAGGCTTGTACGAAGTCTCAAACCATGGGCAAGTGCGAAGCTTGGATCGCTTTATTCCTTTAAAGAACCATCCAACGCTCAAAGGAAGAACATTTAAGGGTCGAATTTTGTTTCAAAAATTAAATCGGCCATTGGCGGGCGGAAATTACAAACGCAAACAAGTGACGCTTTGCAAGTGTGGCACGGAATACACAAGAAACGTTGCCCGCTTAGTTGCCGAAGCATTTATCCCGAATCCCAGTTCCTTGACTTGGGTTTTACATTTGGATGACGATGCCACCAATAACCACGCAAGCAATTTGCAATGGGGCGACCAAACGGAAAATGTAAGGCAGGTTGTTGAGCGTCAACGGATGCCACGAGGCGTGAAGCATCACAACTGGAAGCATGGCAAGTACGCTCAAACTCCCTAGATTGAACAGGGAAAGATGGGACGCGCCGCTCAGAGTCAAGGCTGGGCGGTTTTTTATTGCCTAATGATCTGGCCCTTGCTCGTGCCGGAATTCATTGGGTAGATCTGGGCTTTGCAGGAAGTGGATCGAGAATTCTTCGTAACCACGCTGATGCGCCCATAACTGAACAGCGCCAACCGTGCGGAATGGTCCAACCCGTGTCCTGTCTGGCAATTTGATGTAGTAGTTCATATCAGTGGTCATGGCTACCGTTTAAGGAAATCAGTGGCTACCGCGTGGTTGAGCACATTGATGGCACCGAGCTGGTACGCAAGCGTGACGCAAAACGAAGGTTCAGGGATCAGGTGTTGCTGCACTTTAATTATCACTGTGCTTATTGTTTTGAGCCGTTAGGCAGGTCGCCAACGCTTGATCATGTTTTGCCAAAGGCCAAAGGCGGCACCAGCGAGATGAATAATCTTGTGGCGTGTTGCTTTGGGTGCAATATGTCCAAGGGGCATAAAGATTGGAGGGTTTGGTACAGGAGCTTGCCATTTTGGTCTGAGATTGGCGAGGCAAGGATTATGGACTGGATCAACAAGGATTAAAAAAGCGGCTGATGCCGCTATAAAAACTAGGACGGGCTGGAATCATGTTTCCTAGCTTGTTGAATTTCCCACTCAGCGGCGGAGGTCATTTGATGTGCGTAACACTCAGCTTGCCAAAAATCGCTTGAGTACCTACACATTCCTTGATAGCAAGTTCGGTAGTACATTTCGCCACCACCTGCAGGTTCTAGCGTTTCAATAAAACTGCCATCGTCAAATTCAGTCTTGCTCAGCACTATTGGTTCCATCGTCGTATAAGGGGCATTGAGCGGCGAACTTACCGTAGGCGGTTTGCTTGGCTTCGGGGAATTCAAATTCGCAGCCGTTACCACCGTTGTTGACGCGCAATACAGACCAATGACAGCAATCCCAGCAGGTCAGATGCGCTGGTGTTGGCGGATCAAGCTGTTCGTATTCTTTGCCTTTTTTAATGCTTTGGTAGATATTGTGAGCCCGAATAAAGGCGGTCTTTAGATGTGTCGTTTGAAGATCAATAACAACAAATGCACCGCCTTGTTTCGGAAGCTTTACTTTGGCACGCCAATTTTCAACGAGCGTTCGCCGTTCTAAAACAACTCTGCCGTTGAAAAGGTTGATCATTTCATTCGTCTTCGCCGTAGGACGGCATATGGAAAAGCCGCTCTAGGTTGAAATGATCAGGTGCCATCTCATCAGATTGTTGGCCTTCAACGCAGGGATCGTTTAAATCGCGCACGATGTAGGTCACCGGTGTATGCCGAAGCCTGATCTGAATGGTGCCGACACGCTTGCTGCGAGCAAGGACGTTAAAGCACCAATTTTCAAAGCGATTGAGGAATGGAACTTTGACGGCCATGTTCAGGGTTTTGGCAGCAGGTGACTTGTCAGAACGGTGATAGCAGTATCAGCGTACCGGCTAGCCAGCTCACTGTCAGTAACACCAAAAGCACGGATGAGATCAGCGCGAAGAACGCTGTAGTCCAGGTCACGAACATTGGTGGCAACGTCACGGGAAAAGCGATCCCAGACGCCGGTGTAGGTGCAATCGGTGCTGTAGTGCTGGTAGAGGGTTTCCATGAAGTCAGCACGGCGTTGGTCAAGTTCAACACGAGTCAGCATGAGCTTTGGCTAGGGCGAGGGCTTCAGAACGTGTATCGCAGAGTGGGCCACGCCATACAGCGGCGCCATCCCAACACCACGGTTCAAAGGCTGAATTGAGACCATAACCGACCCAATCAGCTCCGTAGCAGTGATGCCGTGGGCTGTCATATCGGTTGGTGGTCGCCTTGATCGGTGCCATTTGCTATCGGGCAATTTGCCTGTTGGTAGCGGATAAACGGCTGCAGTGCAGCGTGCATACGGGCACAGTGATCAATGGTGAATTCGTTGAACCGTGGCGCCCAGTATTCCTCAAGGCATTGCCTAAGGATGGTTTGGATTTCGGTTGTAGAGGGAACAGGCTGAGGCGAATTCGGGTTCATCTATGGCCTCAGGGAAGCCGTAAGAGCATTCACCACGCTGGTATTCAATGCAGTTGTGGCAGTGCTTGACGGCGGCCAGACGTGTTTTGGGGACACTGTTTTTGATGCGTACAGGAATGCGTGGAATTTCGGGTGCAATGTCCGTCCACGATTTGCCGTTACGGATGAGAGAAATTGCCTGCCGAGTGACGTTGAACCTTGTGCCCAGCGTTGCGTTGTCTTCGCTGGATTGAAGGATGTAGACGATATCGGCAGGCGTGAGCTTGGTGGCTTGAATTCTGGCCATCAAAGGCGGGGAAGTTTTACCTCACTATGGCGATCAGGCGTTAGCCATTGCAGCTCGCGGTAATACTGGCCCCATGTTTCGTGCGCCAGTTGTTTTGCTTCGGTGAAACCACAAGCGATGATCCAGTCGTAGACATTGATGGATGGGATGGTGAAGTAGAAACGGCGGGGCTGAGGTTGCAGAAAGGTCATCGTTGTTCAATGGGTCGCTTGGAGAGATAAAGCTGTGAAATCTGGTAGTTGGCGCCGGTGGCGAAGCTTTGCACGATGTAGGTAGGCCATGAGCAACCTTCTACCTTGCTGATCACTGTTGCTTCAACTTGAGGCCAGCCTTTGACGTAGCAGGGCATTCCGGGGTGGAAGCGCCATAGATCACGTTCGGCCCTGACGCCACGAGAGTTGGGCGACATTTTGTAGGTCTTTTGGCTGAGCGGAATAACGGGTGCCACCATGCCGGAGCACTGAGCGGTGAGAACAACGAGGCTCATTTTGTGGTGGTGTAGATGGCGTGCTGGGTGCCGCTGTGGTGAGCGGTTTTAAGGGTGAGGCCGTCGTGAATGATGGCGGCGAAAACGACTGCAGGGATGATGATTTGCAGTGCGTTGATGAGGCGGTTTTTCATGTTGTGGTGCGGGTTGTCGGTTGGCCGAGTCGCCTCGGTTGGGTGAATGGTAGCGGCTATCTGGGCGGAGTAAACCCCTGAAACAGGGCTGTCGCAATTTGTGATGTAGACATGCCGCCTAGCGTGAATGTGCTACCGCCTTTGCCATGGACAACGAAGCATGGGATTGGATGACTCTTAAGCCCGATCCAACATCCGCTTTCAACGTAGAAAAAGAGGCCAGACGCTTGGAGAACACCCCCAACGCCGGCCCCATTGCCGCTCAGTTGTACAGAGCTTGGAACATGCAGCAAACGCTGCTGCAGCAAGCCACGAACCGTATCGCAGCCCTAGAGCTGCAACTGATGAAGACTCAAGCGGACGCCTGAACGTTCTTCCACGTCTTGCCGTATTTAATCAGGTTCACCGTGGTGAAGTGAACGCCATAGTCATCGGCAATTTTCTGCGCTGATTCGCCACCAGCAGCAAGACGGGCTTTGATCTCCGCCACCTTCTGTTCATTCAGAGCACCGCGCTTGCGCTTGGCCTTGCGGCGTTTGGTGACGATGGATGGAGTCTCAACAACCTCCGTGACGGCCTTGGGTTGAGCGGCGCCACCGGATTTAATGACCTGTGCGCTTTCAATCAACCGTTGGATCTGGCCAATGCGGTTGTTCAGTTCGACGATCTGAGAATCGGTAAGGATGATCATGGTGGTTTGCATCAGAAGGTGGATTCAGCGGAATCGGGCTTGAGGGGATTAAAGGAGCCTTTGTTGCCCCACTTACCGCCCCACAACGAAAAGCCGGTGTGCTCGGTGTATTCGTCTTTGCCCGTGTAAACACGGATTTTCTGGCCTTTGGCTTCCGCCTGTTCGGCCATGGTCATCAGATAGTTGGCCGCGGCCATAGCCTGTTCAGAGGTGAAATCAACAACGATTTGTTCCTCTGGGGCTTTGTCGTTTTTACGGTTGCGGTTCTCCTGAATGCGGAACTTGGCACTGAATGCAATATCAGCCATGGGTGGCAAAAAAGGTGGTGATGATGTGGATCAGGGCCCTGTTGATGTTCTGGCCTGATTTGGCGCAGTAAGCCCTCAGTTGACGATGGAGATCAGCCGGAAGTTTGGCCGCTACACAAAAGCGGTTTTTCTTGCGGTTGAGTTCCTCTGCGGTTTTGGGCCGTCGCCCTGTCATACGGGATTTTCAGCGATGTACTTTTCAATGAATTCCTTGTGTTCAGGGAATTGGATGCGGTCGGCAATGCGAGGGGCCATGATCTTGAACTGCCTTTTGAAGGCAGCGATCAGATCGTCGCGCTTGTCGTATGCCTTGACCAAGCCCTTGATTTCCTCAACCTGATCTTCGGTCAGGAAGGTGATCTTGGATTCGGCCTTGGCTTTGGGTTTGGCCTCAGTCTTGGGTTCGGCTTTGGGTTGAGTGTCCCGCACTTGGGACGGTTCGGCGCTGGGTGATTCCTGCTGTAGTGCAGGTTTGGGTTCACGGTGGGGATTTTCTACCGGTTCCCGCGCCCAGAGCTGCCAGCCCAAACCAAACTGAGCAGCAGCAGCGGTACAAAGACAACGGCGGTGCGCATCGGTGAGATCACGCGCTGTGACCTTTTCAAACGCAATGGCGTTGTTGCGGTTGTCCATAACCGCCTGAGGGAAAAACGGCGTTTCGTGGCCGTTGACGTGCTCAAAGAACCCGACCACATAAGCGGTTCCGTCGGGGGCCTTCCATGCATGACCGGTTTCGTCGTGAGCTTTGATAGCAAACTGCCATCCGGGGGCATGGTCATGGAGGAGGTGGGAAACGCGACACCAGTTGATGTAATCAGCGGCGTAGGAGCCAGTGCCTTTAGTTGATACATCAGCCTGAGTGATCACATCCCCGAGGTTGGGGTAATCAGTCATAAGCGTGCGGTGATGTGTGGTGATCGGATGAGGACGGGGCTTCGGACCCATCAGGAGTATACCCCTAAATGCGAGTGCTGTCTAGATCTGTTCAAAGTGGTATCCGTTTGCCCTATGTCCAGCCCTTATTGCTCTGCTAATGCCCTGCCTTGCCACATACACATCACGGGCAGCCTCGCCAAGACTCGCGTAAATCTTGCCTGTTTCTATGCAGCGCACGCGCTTTTCCTTGTATTGACGCTTAGGGCGCCTTGGATACTGCCGCAAAATTTCACGGGCCAGATCGGCATCCTCTAGTAGTAAGCCAAGCCCAATCTGATCAACGCCTCCCAAGCACTCAGGGCGCTTTTTGGCAAACTTCAAAAGCTCTTTTTTGGTCACATAGTTAAAGGCAAACTTCTTGCCATCGTGCTGATACGTCTCAAGCGGGTCAACAGTCAACTTTTTCCATCCCGCGACCGTATTGCGTGGCACCTTTAGAATTTTGGCCACCTTGCTGAAGCTGTAATACACAATCTCGGCCTTGGTGGAATACCCAAGATTGCGGATCTTTTTATCAATAGATTCAGGGGTTCGATCTTTGTACCCGTGCGTCCGCGCCCATATATTGAACGCCCTGATTAACCGCTTTAACGGAAGGCTTTGCACAAGGTCTAACAACTCATCAACTTCCTCTTTAGCCCATGGTCGAACTGTTGGCTTGAACTTGTAGCTGCATTCCGCGCTGCAGGTCTTACGTGTTGACGGCCTGCCGTTGCGCATCATTTTGATGTCAAACTCAGCACCACAAATAGAACAGGCGCGCGTGTACTTGGATCCTTTCACAGTGGGTTGATGGTAATTAGTGCTCCGGGTAGCTCGCCTTCGTTGGCGTAAACCTTATTGCAGATCAAACTGACAACCTGCGAATCGTCTTTGATCAAGACACCTGTGATGCCGTCAAGGGTTGATCTGCACAGTTTGTCCAAGTCGGGTTTGGTGCTTTTGTAAAACGGCGCTTTGGGCTTGAGTTCTCCTTTGGTGTTGTAGTGCGCCTTGGGGCGATTGAACAGGAATGTAATCAGCACCGATACCTGTCCATCGGTCATTTGCTCGCCCGTAGCAAGAGCGGCTTGGCTGACAGCAAAACGCCATGGCTTGACCTTTGCCGATGCTTCGATCATTCGCCCATTGCCAACGTGTCGTTTGCTGCCCTGCGGTGCAGGTTCAATGCCTTGAACGGCAAACTTCACTTCGTATAGCTCAGGCAACGGGCTAAGTGATCAACTGGCGTGCTCAACGTAATACCGGCAACGTCAGGGCGCTTGGAAAGCAACCAAAACAGCAACCGCGTCTGCCACGACAAGTTATGAGGATTGACCATGTGAGCGAATCAGGCAGTTTTCAAGATGGATTTTTTCGCGGGCTGACTGGTAATACAAGCTGCGTGCCTCTTCTTTGGGGTCAACGGTCAGCAGGTAGCTAGTCAGCTCAGCGACGGCGTTGGTGTATTGCTCTGGATCCCATAGGTCGTACTTGGCCAAGATGGCCTCAATGCGGTCGTCTACGGGAGAGCCAGCCATTAGAACTCTGCCTTTGGCAGCGTCACTCTCCAGTATTCTGTTTCCCGCTTTTGAGCGACGCCCTCAAACTGCTCTAGCTGCTGCAGTTCTTTGACGGCATTGCTGTACTGCCAACTCGTGCGGGTACAGCGGGATACCTTGACGCCATGGGCGCTGAGGTTGCCGTCGTCGTCTTTGAGATCGTCTAGGTCGCCCGTGGTGTACATCAAAGCCAGATCGTCCATGAGGCGATCAAGAATGTCTTGGTGACGGGCAATTTCGATCTTGGTGCTGGCGATGACGCCGAGGAGTGCTTGCGGGTTGGTCATGGTGAAAAAGAAAAGCCCCCGAAGGGGCTGGTGATCAAAACAGAAGGCCGAGGCAAAAGCTGATGGCTGCAATCCACAGGGCAACGGTGATTTGCTCCTTGGATTCGTTCACCTGTTTTTCAAGGGTGATGGTGGTGCCGGCTTGCTCGGTGATCAGGTCAAGGAGCTGGGCTTTGGTGGCACGATTGAGGTTGGTCATTGCGTTTCAGGCGTGGGAGGCATCGCTGCCTGCAAGGAGTATACCCCAGAATGATGGGCCCTGCAAGCCTTAGGTCATGCAATAGCCAGATTCGCATCCATCCTGCTCGTCGATCCAGTCAGGAAAGAGTCCAAGTTGATCGGGTATCGCGTCACCTATCAAAAGTTGCTTCCTTGCCCCAACACCACTGATGTAAACGGCATCTTTACCCAGATCTGCGCGTTTGTTATTTAGATGTTTTTCAAGCTCACATACACGATCAAACAGCTCTGGTTTTTCGCGCTTCATCGTGATCCACTGGTCAGTTGTTTTGTACGGACAAAACCAGCAACTTGATTTAGGCGGTTGCGGTAAGCCAGCTTCACGAACAATCCGCAGGCAATCGCTACGGCTAATGCCCAGCTCAATAAGTGGATAAGCCGAGATGTAACCATCGTCCTCGCGTGACGGCGTAGCGCGGTGCGGTTCATCAGTGCTTATACCTTTGCCCAGTGTGCAATTTGAAGCGTTTGCTTTGATCCATTTTGCAATCGGCTTGATCTTAAACTCAACGGTGCAATTTCTATTGCCCGGCGCCCCATTGCTCATGCGTACTGGGATATTAATTGAACGCACTGGCCTGTAAAGATCGTCAAGCAAATCAACACTTGTGCCATCGCGCCGTGTTCGCCTTATATCTACCCATTCAACACTATTTGCAGCAGCGTAAGGCTTAAGTATATCGGTGACGTATTTAATTGTGTCTGGCGATTCTGCTTTGTCGCCAACATTGGCAAATACAAAAGTTTTGTAAGGTATTTTGCCTTGAACAGCAAGCACCAAGCAAGCGGTTGATTGAACACCGCCGCCGCAAGAAAAAATGTACTTCACATCAAAACTCTGGTTGGTTCAGCAGCAGAAACGCATCCCTTGCGCCCTGCCACTCGATCACAGCCTCGTCAACGTCAACCTTCTGCAGCGTCGTACTACCGGGACGTGACCACAATACCCCCGCCTTCTGTATGTACAGCTTTGGCCAGTGCAGGCTGAGCATCCCCAAATACCCACCCAACTGTGTGCTCACGTCATACGGGCTGGCATCGGCCTTGCCCTGCGTCTTGAGATCCACTAACACCAACTGTTTGTGATCATCTTTGCGTCTGAGCAAGCAATCAAAACTGCCCGCAATGCTGCGCTCTAGATCGCACAGCCTGTATTCACAAGCAATGGCCTCATAGGTCTCCCAAACGGAATGCCCCAGTAACGGCTCAATCCATTCCGCATATTCAGCCGGCCATTCACCAGCGTCACCAGTCGTCAGAAAATCCTCCAACGCCTTGTGTACCGCCTTCCCCCGTGGTTCCCAAATGTGCTTGGTCTCCATAATGCGCTTCATCGCCCACGCATCCTTCCTGCCCTTGCACACCTGCGTCACTGAGTGATTCAGCCACTGGCCCGTTGGTTGGTGGTAATACCGGTGCGCTTCCTCGTTGAACAGGATCGGGAGTGGCTTCAACCACCGCGAAATCTCTGGGGCTGACGACTTCGACTCGTTCTGTTGCTGTGGACTCATCTCTGAGGGGATTGCGGTAGGTCGGCGGTGTGAAGCCAGGAATGCGCTTGGCATCCTCCATTGTGATGACCCAGCCGCGTGACGGGGTATCTAAATCTTGAAGGGTCCAGTGTTTTGCGGCAATCCCACGACGCAGAAGGCTGATTACCTCTGTCGTGTCAAATGCTTTTTTCATATCAAACCCAACGCATCTGTTGATAATTTTTTTCGCTAACACGCTTGCGCCTGCCGCGCTGTACTGGATATAACCTATCCAATTCATAATTAACAAATTTCATATCACCGGGATGAGCCTGCATTAAAAGCGCCTTGCAAGCGGTAACAATAGGTATCACAACTTCCATCTTTGCGTTATCACTAAGCAACTGATGGTGCTTGTATTTTCTTTTACCATCTCCGTCAGCAGGATTTAAGTCCATAATCGCTTCATATACGTCAGAAGGGAGCCTATTCCAGAGCAGATTCGCGATGATGTATTTAACGTGACTAGAAGTGCTATTTATGTCATGGCCTGATACGCGCTTGAAGTGAATCTGAAAATGACGATCAAAAAGTTTTCTATAAGGCCCAATTTCAAGGTCAATAAAATAATCCAATAGGCGATCTTGTTGGTTTCTTGAGTCCTCTATTCCAAACGCCTCTTGATAGCTGCGTTCAAGGCTGACGCCCGCGAGCGTATTGATGAGCTGCCACGCCATATCCTGCGATGCACCCTCGCCGTACCGGGCTTCATGCGCCCAAACGGATTGAGCCATCGGCAACGACAGTAACGATTCGGGTCTGCCGGCAACCTTGATTACCGGTTGATCCAAAAAGTTTTCATTGCTGGCGGTTTTTGACGGCAAGATTGCGTGAGATTGATTGCGTCGCAGTGGATCTGCCCCGGCCGCTAGCTGATTTGAGACTAAGCGTGAGACGAATTGGTGATTGCGGCCGACGGCTCTACCTGTGCTGCGTAGCCCTTGCCGAAATTCACCGTTTGGCATCATGAAGCCATCCACGGTCACCGGACCGATTTGGATTGACTTACGAACAAAAGTCAGCGCCTGGGGCTCGGGCTGCGTCAATAAATGCTTTTTGGTCATTGCTGGTGGTGTTGTGGAGCCCGCCAGCGTTGCTGAGGCGTTGACGGGGGTGAGCCAATGTACAAGGTCTTGTCAAACCCAGTGGTGTTACACTTTGCGAGCTGGGGCGTTGGCTCCGAAAGGGTGGGGCTTGCGGGCTCTGCCCTTTCTGCTGTTTAGATCTGACGCCACAACCGTTCTTTCTCTGAACGGTCACGCTCGGCGGCGGCCATCGGGTGCAGCACATACCGCGCCGCCAACGCACTCTTGGGGTCATCGGCGCCCACGTTCGGGCAGAAGGTCAGGTACAGACCCTGATCGTCGTATTTACCCATCGGGTGCCCGTAGCAGGCGTCGTTGGGCGGCTGGCGGCTGCTGGTCGTGAAATAGGACACGGCGCGGCTCTTGGGGTCAGCCACCTGCCACACAAACATGCCCTTGCTTTCAGGCGCGAATAGTTTCATGATGAGTCTCAGGTTGGATTAACAAGGCGGAGTCAGTCCTCCCGCCAACAGCGGTTTTCCTCATCCCAGTACCGCCCGCTGCGCTGCGCCTTGTGCTCTTCCAGATAAACCTCGTACTTTCCGTCACGCAGCCAGCGAAACAGGTCAGGAAGGCTGCCGACAAACTCCCCTGCGGCCTTCTTGCGCTTCTGCTCTTCAATCGCCCTTCCAGCGGCTTCTAGGAGGGTCTGCGGGCCTTCAAGCGCCACGATGCCCTTCCATTCGTCAAATGCCTTGGGTTTCGTCTGAGATGAGACACGCTCAGGCGCTGACTGATACAGCTTCCAGAACGTACTGAACTCCTCGGTGTAGGCCGGCTTTTTCCGAGATTTGCCGGTTTTGGGCTCCTTTTCGGTGTTTTCGTTAGCTTTTTCCGACCGTATATATGTATTTAGATTTAAATCTTCTTTATTAATACTAGAAGAAGAATTAGAGGCTTCGCTCCCTGTCGGTCGCTCCGC